GAACCCGAGGAACTCACGAAGCCGCTGTTCGACCTGTTGGTGCCCGGCAAGAACCCGTGGCTTTGCCGCGACGCCGACGGCAACCTGATCGTGACCGGCTGGAACGAGCGCAATGCCGGCATGATTTCCAACTGGTGGCGCAATACCAACGGCCGCCGGGGAAGCCGTGGCTTGTCATCCAAGGAAGCCGAGGCTTCCGAACACCCCCAGCAAAACAGCCATCCGCCGGAAGCCGTGGCTTCTTACCGTGAGGCAATTTTGCCGTCAGCCTCAGAAGCGACACGACACGACACGACACGACACGACACGACAGGGGGGGAGACAGGACACGCCGGCTTCCCGGCGGACGGACCTCCCCCCCCCCAATTCGCTCCGCTGGCTCCGACGATGTTTAGGCGTGAACTCGACGCGCTGCTCAAGGTCGCCAAGACCGAGTGGAAACGCATCGAGGAACGGCCGGACCTGACCGAACGTGTCCTGAAGCCCGAAGTCGCCGATCTCGTCAATGTGCTGGTCGCAGAGGGCAAGCACGACCGCGCTGAGGAAGCCAAGCGCCGGCCCGACGCTTGGGTGCGCCGACTGAGCCCCACCGGCAAGGTGCATCGGCAGGCGTGGCGGGAGCAGATCGAGCGCATCGAGAACGCGCTGAAGGGCATCGCATGACCATCCCCGAATTGCTCGCCAACGTCGTGACCGTGGCCGAGGCCAAACGCCGCAAGGCCGTGGCCGTCTGCGGTCCCTACAAGGCGGTGCATGAGGACTGGATGCTAATGCGGGCTTTGCAAGATTGCGCACGGAGCGGGCGGTTGGACACCGTGCTGCTGGTGCGGGAACAGAATTGCAAAATGAGCAGTCACCGGACGGAGATGGGTGTCTCCATCTGGCGGCTCTCGACCAAGGAATGATATGGGCAGACCAACTGAGTTCACGGAGGAGAAGGCGGCCGAAATCTGCGAGTGGATCGCGCGCGGCCAAAGCCTGGCGAGCTACTGCCGGGAGCACGAAGTCGGCTATACGACGGTCATGGGATGGCTGAGGAACAACACGGCGTTTGCGAACAACTACGCAGGCGCGCGAGAAGCTGCTGGCGACGCCGACGCCGACCTCGTTACCGACATCCGGGACCGGGTGTTGGCCGGGACGGTTTCGCCGGAACAAGCGCGGGTCGCAATCGACGCGTGCAAGTGGACCGCGGGCCGACGGCAGCCGAAGAAATACGGCGACCGCATCCACCAGGACATCGAGGCGAAGGTGTCCATCGAGGACGAGCTGTTAAAGCTCGCGAAGGGGGCGCTGTGACTGACGAAGCCAAAGCGGTGTTGCAACGCCTGCGGACCGACTTCGCGTTTTTCGCGGCGTCCATGCTCCGCGTGAGGTCCAAGTCGGGCGACATCCTGCCGTTGAAGCTCAACCGTCCTCAGCGTTATCTGCTCGACCGCCTGACGGAGCAGAAGCGCGCGACGGGCAAGGTCCGCGCGCTGGTGCTCAAGGGTCGCCAGCAAGGCATCAGCACCTTCCTCGAAGGCTGGTTCTACTGGCGCATCAGCGGGGAGCAGGGCAAGCGCGCGTTCATCCTCACGCATGAGCAGAAGGCCAGCGACAACCTATTCGAGATGGCCCAACGCTATCACGACCTGTTGCCCGACTGGTTCCGACCCAGCACGGGCGCGTGCAACGCCAAGGAACTGTTCTTCGACAAGCTCGACTCGGGTTATCAAGTCGCCACCGCGGGCAGCAAAGACACGGGCCGCAGTTCGACGGCGCAATACCTTCACGGTTCGGAAGTCGCCTTCTGGCCCAACGCCGAGACGCACATGGCCGCGCTCGGGCAGATCGTGCCCGACATGGCCGGGACCGAGATCGTCTTGGAGTCCACGGCGAACGGAGTCGGCGGCCTGTTTCACAAGCTCTGGCAGGAAGCCGAGAGTGGCGCGTCGGACTACATCGCCATCTTCATCCCGTGGTTCTGGTCCGAGGAATACCGGCGGCCGGTGCCCGCGGGCTGGCAGCGCACACCGCAGGAGGATGTTTACGCGACCGCGCACGGGCTGGACGACGAGCAACTCGCCTGGCGCCGCAACAAGATCGCGAGCGACTTCCTCGGGGACGAAGCGCGGTTCCGGCAGGAGTATCCGGCGACCGCCAGCGAGGCATTCGTCGCGGTGGGGCATGAGCCTTGGATTCCTCCGTCGCTGGTGCTGGCCGCGCAAGCCGCGCGCCGCGTGGAAGGCGGTCCCCTGATCGTGGGCGTCGATCCCGCGCGGTTCGGGGACGACGCGACGGGCATCGTCCGACGTCGGGGCCGGGTGGTCCTGCCGAACGTCGAGCGCATCCGCAAGGAATCCACGATGCAGATTGCCGGCCGGGTGGCGGTCATCATCCGCGACGAGAAACCGCAAGCCGTGTTCATCGACGTGGGCGGGCTCGGGGCGGGCGTCTTCGACCGACTCGTCGAAATGGGCTACGGCGACACCGTGACGGCGGTAAACTTCGGCGAGCGCGCCTTGCGTGAGGAACGCTGGTTCAACAAACGCGCCGAGATGTGGGGCAACATGAAGACATGGCTGACCGAGCAGCCGGCGTTCATTCCGGCCGAGGACGTCATCATGGGCGACCTCACGGGGCCGAAGTTCTCCTTCGACTCCAACGGACGCATGAAGCTGGAGAGCAAGGACGACATGCGGAAGCGCGGGGTGAAGTCGCCCGACGTGGGTGACGCGCTGGCCCTGACGTTCGCCTTCCCGGTGGCGTTCACGGCCAACCGAAACGCCCAGGTGTGGGAGGAACTGGAGGAGGCGATGACGCGCGCCCGGGATTACGAGGCGTGGCGCGGGATTCACACGGGCTGAGTCGGTTGCGACCCTGCGACCCTTGACCGGACGGGCCGACGGTGGCCGATGTTCCGGCCAATGACTCGAAGCGAGCTGGTCGGTGCCATTCACAACGACCTTGCCGACCGGTCCCAATGGGACACGCGGCAGTCCATGTTCTACGAGATGCGGTTCCACGGACTGCGGCGACGCGCGAAGCCGTGGCCCGGTGCCTCGGACATGCACTTCCCATTGGCCGACTCGTCCATCGAGCGGTTGAAGCCCCACTACTTCCAGCAGTTGTTCGCCACCGAGCAACTGGCCGCGTTCGTGCCCAACAAGCCCGACGTGAACCCGTCGCTGGCCACCGCCGCGGCGCACTGGTTCGACCATCAGCTCAAGCAGCGGTCGAACCTCGAAGGCGAAATCCTCGTCGCCATCGACAAGATGCTCATGAGCGGGCGCCCGGCGCTCAAGGTCATCTGGGACGCGAAGGAGAAGCGCCTGAAGTTCGTCGCCATCCCGTCGCATCAACTGATCGTGCCGCCGGAAACGCGGGCACTGGTCGATGCGGACCGCATCGTCCACGTCCAAACCTACTCGGTCGAAGCCTACAAGCGGGAAGCCAACTTTAACCAGGACTCCGGTTTCATCGCGACCATCACGGGCGACGGCGTAACGACGGACACGTCAAACGTCGAGTTGCAGGAGGCCAAATACCGGCGCGAGGGACTGACCCACGGCGGCCGGGAGCAAATCGTCCTGTGGGAAGTCTGGACGCGCCGGCAGGACGGCAGTTGGCAGTTCGAGACGCTTTCGCCGCTGAACGAAACAACGGCGGTTCGCGAGGTGGCGGTCTGCCCGTATCAGCACAAGCTCCCGCCGTTCGTGGACATGCCTTACGAGGTGACCGACGCCGGTTACTACTCGACGCGCGGCGTCGTGGAGATTCTGTCCAAGTTTGAGGCCGAGCTGTGCAAGCTCCTGAACGAGAAGAACGACGCCATGACGTTGTTCAACCGGCCGCTGTTCACGACCGAAAGCAACGTCCCCAACGCGGGCAACCTGCGGTGGGTGCCGGGGCAAATCCTGCCGTTTAACGTGAAGCCGGTAGTGATGCCGTCGCCGCCCATTGAGTTTGACCGGCAAATCATCCTCATGCGCGACATTGCCGAGCGGCTGATCGCGGTCCCGGACTTCGGCATGAGCCAGGTGAACAACACTTCGGACTCGCGCACGGCAACAGAGATCGCGGCCATCGGGCAGATGACGCAGCAAAGCGCCGACCTGCGGATGCGCGTCTTCCGTGGTGCCCTTGGGCGCCTCTACCGCATGGCGTGGTCGCTCTTGCTGCAATACGCCAAGGGCGACCTGTCGGCGTTCGTCAACGGGGAGGCCAAGCCGGTGCCGCCCGAGGCATTGCAGGACGTTTACGCGATCACCCCGAGCGGCAGCGCCGACGGCGTGAACAAGAGCCTGACTATGAACAAGGCGGTTGCCCGGTTCCAACTGTTCCGCGGTGACCCGTTCGTGAACCAAGGCGAGTTGCGCAAGACGATGCTGGAGGCCGACGACGCCGGGTTGGTGAAGCGGCTGTTTGCGGACCCGGGATACTCCGCGGCGACGCAGGCCGAGGACCAAGCCCAGGAAATCAGCATCCTCCGCATGGGTTTCCCGGCGGTGGTGTCGGACGCCGACGACCACGCGGTCCACATCCAGACGATTCTCGCCTACGTGGCGCATCAGTCAGAAATCCAGCAGCCGCCCAAGCCGTCGGAACTTCAGTTCATCCAGCAACACGCGCTGGAGCACGTCGAGGCGCTGCGGAAGATTGACCCCAAGCAGGCCAAGCAGGCGCAAGACGCGCTCGCCACCCTCGGCGCCATGCTCCAGCAACCCACCAATCCCAATGCTCAAACGAATCCTCAGACTGTTCCGCCCGCGCAACCCGTTGCCTGACCTGCAACCGCCCCCGGACTGGACGGCGGAGGATGCGGAGCGGCTGCGCGTGTTCCTCGCCGGGGAAACCGGGCTGAAGTTTGTTGCGACCCTGCGGCGCTTGACCACGACGAGCGCGCTGGCGGCAATGCACGCGGATCAGAGCAAACTGCGCTGGCAATGCGGGTTCGCCGCGGGTGTGCAGGGGACGGCCGAGAACATCGACCAACTTGCGCGCTGGCAGGAACAAGCAGCCGAACCGGCAAAGGGAGTTCCGACCGACGACCTGGAGTGGATGCATGAGCGAAAGCAACGGACAAGCAGTTGAGCTGACCGCGGAAACACTCGGCCACGACGAACTCTTGCAGGCGGTAATCGCCCAAGGGCTCGCCGAGGCGCCCGAGAGCGAGAACCCCGACGACGGAACCCTCGCGCCGTCACCCGCCGAAGCCGCGACCGCGAAAGCCGAAGCTGAGCCGGCAACCAAACCGGAAACCACAAACGCCGACGCCGAGAAGACCGCCCGCGAGGCCAAGTCCGAGGAACGTGCTCAGAAGACCTGGCAGGAGATCAACGAGGAGAAGGCAAAGCTGGCCGAGGAACGCAGGCAACTGGAGGCCGCAAAGAGGCGGAGCAATCACACCCCCGAGGACTTTGAACTCATTGCGAAGCAATACGAGGACGAGGGGAATGATACATTCGCCAAAATTGCCCGCGAGCGCGCTGCCCAACTACGGACGGAAGCGGAGCAGGAGAAGGCCAACGGTGAGCGACAAGCGTTTGAGCAGGCGCGCCTGAGGGTCATCAAGGAAACCGTGGATCAAAACCCGGACCTGAACCAACCCGAGAGCGAACTGTTCAGGGCCACCGAAGCGTTCCTTAGAGACAACCCGGAATACCTGCACATGCCGAAAGGGTTCGCCAGTGCGGTTAAGACGGTAAAGGGAATGTTAGCCGGGTCGAAGGCCAGCGAGTTGGAAAGACAGGTCAGCGAGTTGAAGCAGAAGCTCGCCGACTACGAAAGCAAACTGCAACCCGGAGTGGGAAGCCCGTCCTCGGCATCCCGTTCGGTAAACTTCGACAATCTGCCAGTGGCCGAGCAAAAAAGCCGGTTGGTGGCGGAACTGAGGGCGGCCGAGCAGGCGGGCACATACAACCTGTAGTTCAATAAGGGGTAACATTTTATGGCAGGCATTACCAAGTCCACGGATACGGCCCAGGAATACCAATTCCAGACGCACTACTCGAAGCTGCTGCTGGAGCAGATCAGGAAGAACTTCGTTCTGCCTGACTTTGCGGTGAAATCGCCGCTGCCCGGCAAGGCCGGCGCGCGCTCCATGCGCATGTTCCGGTTCGCGACGCCGAGCACGTCCGACATTCAGACCGTGACCGAAGGCACCATCCCGGCGACTTCGACGCACAAGCAACTGACGCTGGAATACGTCGAGGTGACGCTGGCGCAGTATCTCCAGACCATCAGCATCACCGACAAGCTGGACGCGACCGGCCTGATTTCGATGATGGACCACGCTACGGAGCAGAACGGCCTCGATGCCGCGTTGCACTTTGACACGCTGATTCGCAACGAGCTGAAGGTTCACACCGGCACCAGCGGCAACGTCGATTACTCGACGCAGAACTTCATCTACGCCCAGGCCGCGACGAACTACGCGGGCGTTTACAACTCGGGCACCGCCAGCGGCAGCTACGTCATCACGTCCACCGACGTGCTCGACGGCGTGACGGCGCTCAAGAAGAACAACGCGCCGAAGATCGGCGGTTACTACATCCTGGCGACCGCCCCGGACATCACCCGCGACCTGATGAAGGGCGTGAGCGGTGATACCGCGTGGCTGGATGCCGCGAAGTATTCCAACACGACCGCGCTCTACAACGGCGAGGTGGGTCGCATCTGGGGCGCGCGCGTGGTGGAAACGACGAACCCGTTCCGGGCCGCCGCCACCCAGGGCACGTTCTCCGCCTCGGGCGGTGTGTTCAGCTCCTTCCTGTTTGGCAAGGGCGCCTTCGGTGTGTCGGACCTCGCGACGATGGGCAGCCCGAACGCGCCGAAAATCTACATCGTGAAGGGCGCCGACAAGAGCGACCCGGGCAACCTGATTGCCGCGATGGTGTCGTTCAAAACCTACTTCGCCGCGAAGCTGGTGCAGCCGCTCTGGCTCACGCAGATCTACTCGCAGTCGGGTTACGGCGCGTAATTTGGGTCAGTGTGGGTTCAGGGGCGGTGTCGTATGGGTCGGCACCGCCCCCTTTTCAAACCGATAGGATCACCTGATGAAGAACAAAGACTTGTGCGTTCCGGCCACCGCGTTGGAGCAGGAAGACGGCATGGAGGCGCCGGCCGTCGGCTCGGAAGTGTCCGTCACCGTCATGGGCAAGGTGTCCAAGATCGAGGACGGCGAAATCTACCTGACGCCCATCATGGCCAACGGCGTGCCGCTCCAGGACAAGGGCAGCGAGAAATACGTCGAGGCGGACGAGGACGGACCCTCGCGCGAGGCGCTGATGAAGATGGCTTACGACAGCGGGATGACGGAGGACTGATGCCACTCTACGACTTCGAGAACGCCAAGACGAAAGAGGTGCGCGAGTTCCGCGTTCCTCTGGGGACCGCCCACATGCGCCGGACGGATGGCGATTGGGTGCGGACCGCGACGCCGGCCCGGCCAGGAATCGTGGTGGGAGCGCGCCCGCAGCCGGGGCAGCGCGAGGAAGTGCTTCGAGGCTATGCGGAGGCCGAAAACCGGCTGGGCTCGCGGATGCGGACCCGGCTGCCGGCCAAGGAGATCAAACGGATTTGGGCTAAGGACTGATATGGTCGAGGAAATGCTTTTGCGCCAGCGGTTGGAATGGCGGGAGTTCGGCACCCGCAACATCGCCAACACGACCGCCTTTACCGGAGTCTGGTGCGAGATCGTGGTAATCACCGCCGCCACCTTCACGACGCTGACGATGGAGGGTTCGACCGGCACTTGGACCGGCGTAGCCTTCCCGGTGGGGCACGTCATCCGCGGCAAGATCACGGCCATTACGCTCACCAGCGGTTCGATTCAGGCGGTAAACGCGGAACCGCAGCGCGCGACGCTGACGACCTCGCTTTCGGGCGCCAACAACGACCTGGTGTTTTCCGCTCGGTTGGCCGGCAGCCGGGGCAACGGCATCAGCATCGCCTACGTCAACCCGGGAACGCCGTCGGCCGCGCTTTCGGTGGGCGTCGTGGCGCGTGCCATTACGGTCAACCTGGCCACCGATGCCGGAACCAGCCAAGTCGAGACGGCTACCGTCGCCAGCGGGGCAACGGCCTCGGCAAATGTGATTGTGACGGTAACCGGAACGGCACTGACCGGCAGCCCGCTAGCTACCAACGTCGCGGTGACCAATGGCGACACCGCGGCTGTCGTCGCAGGCAAGATTCGGACCGCGCTTGGGCTGGTTGCAGCCATTAGCGACGTTTACACCGTGGGCGGCAGTTCGGCGACGGTGACGTTGACCAAGACAGTGGCGACGGCCAACGACGCAACCCTCAACATCGGCATCGACGGATCGACCAATTCGACCGGTGTTACCAACGCCGGAACGTCCGCCAACACCACGGCAGGCGTCGCGCCCGCAATCACCAGCACGGCTGCCCTGATTGAGGCGGCGCTGGAAGCCAACGAACGCATCGCCGACCTGATCACCATTACCAACTCGGGCGCGGACACCGGTGCCGGCGTGGTGACGGCAATGGCCGCAACCAACCTCGCGGGAGGAGCAGGCTAAGACTATGGCTGATGGCAATTTCATCATCAGCATCAGCGGCTCAAGCTACACCGTCCGGGTTGGTCCCGGAGTGTTGTTCACGTCAACCGGCGTGCCCATCAACTATGAGGGCGGATCGGTGACAATGCCGGCAAACGTGACGCGGTTCGTTTATTTTGACACCGGGTCTTCGGTTTCGGTGCTTTCTGAAAACTTCGATGAAAACGCCGGGGTCTTCCTGGGTCGGGTTGTGTCTGGAAGCGTGGGATGCACGTCGGTGAGCCGGGCTCCGTTTGTATCTAACACGATTGTCGGAACTCCGAACCAAATCGAGGAGGCCGGCGACCTCCAAGACCTC